AATTCATTATTCTGCCTATTTTATTATCTGGTGATCACACTATTAATATGTGTGGTACGAGACTTTTGTCTCTTTTTTGTATACTGCAGTTCCCTTTTATCGGAACGCTTTTCTCTCCTTCTTTGAGAAACAAATGCTACCTTTTATACGAAATGAGACTTAGTCTCACTTCGTGTTTTTGCTAGTACGCTTCTCATTTTTGCAGAGAGAGTGCTTCTTATTCTTGCGAATTCCTATATACGAAACGCCTGGTAGTTAAACTATTTCTGATCCATGGACTTATTCGACGGGAGTCCTTCAAGATGTCATGCACTAAGCATCTTGAATATTTTAATGTGCAACCAAATTTTATTTACTGGCTTTTTTGCCTTTATAGTGTTTGATCTTACACAATAAATAAAGATTACGAACCCAGCTTTATATTATGATGACGGGTATCTCCTATTATGCTTGTTGTATATAGAGATGATATTACATGATATTTAGTATGGACGCATGGTTTATGAATACTTCCGTAAAAAATGTATATGTCATTAAGACGACGTTAGTAAATCGGCTTTGCAAGTCTATTGAAATCGCTCTATACGCTTAGTGACGCAATAGTTGTAGGTTCTTTAAAACCTTCTTCTGATTACGCCTTTGGTTTACTTTATTGATGGTTTAGTATTAATAAAACCTTATGAGGTCCCACCCTTTTAATTACGCGGTATGTTTAAGGGATGGTTAGCTAGTTTGGTTTAAAGTATATTAACACATTTATAGAGAAACCCCATCTAATCACAGATTGAATTTGGAAAGAAAGGTCATTCCCTTATCAGTGACTAAGGGAACGCTTCGAGCGCTATCGATCAGAGAGTCACAGCTTGCTATATGAATACAATTAACGTATCAACACAGACCGTCACTTCGCAAACATGTGTGCCGCATGTCATGATTCCAGTTTACACTCATGTAAAACAGTGTGAACAACAACTTCTCCAAGAATTGGGGAGTGAACACTTTCGGAAACTTCGGGATCTGGAAGTGCAAAATTTATCATCTGACTTTATGTCGATGGTGGCTCAGAAATTAAACCAAGCCCTTGGTTGGGCTGACAGATCTAAGGAGCTTATTGCCGATGTGTTTCACACAGTGTGTTGGGTCCTTGGTCGCATGGCTAAAGTACAAGACGTGTATGATGTTATGGCTATTGGTGATTATATCACTCGGATCCATTTCGGAAAGAACATAGGTCAAGCCATATTTGATTTCGTCATTGGTCAATTAGAACTGCAGTCTCTAGATTGGAGCATCCTTAAGGATGTATTGAGTTCTTATGAAGCCTTAAAGAACCACCCAGCTGTTCTTAAGTTCCTAAAGGTTATTTCACTTGCTTTCAGTGGAGGAATCCTACAGAAATTGGGTGTAGAGAGTTCTACCATGGATTTATGGAGGATGGTTACTGAGAGTGTTAACCAGATACTGGGACACACAGATTTTATAGCAGCAGCTGTTGATTTAATATATTTTATTTCTCAACGCATAGCTGCTTTCTGTTCCTCAGGTGATTGGCGAAGCCTCATCCACACTCCCAAGTCTTACTCTGACTGGGTGGACAAAGCTTACGACATTTTGGATATGAGTTCAATGCTACCCAATCTAGGGGCTAGTGGTATCGACTATCATGAATACGTTGATCAGCTAATTGAAACTATTGCCCAAGGTGAAGAGATAAAGCGATATATTCGCGATGTCGAAGCCCGAGATGGAGTTTCACAGACCCTGTCCCGCTTGAGGCATCTGTACAACGAGATATTGCTTAAAGATGCATGTACTGGACTCAGAATGGCTCCTTTTTCTATCTTGGTTACTGGTCCCACCAGTACCGGTAAGAGTTCATTTGAGGATGTCCTTAAAATCCATTATGCTAAACTGTACAATAAGCCTCTGGGTAAAGGATATGTTTATTATCGTACACCTGCTGAGGAACACTGGAATGGATTTAAAAGTAGCATGTGGTGCCTAATTATAGATGACATCGCGGCTATTAACCCAAACACAGGTTCTGAAGATCCTTCACTACGGGATATTTTATTGGGGATAGGAAATACTAACTTCAGTCCCCCGCAGGCTGCCATTGAGGATAAGGGTAAAACACCCTTTCTGTGTGAGTTGGCTATATGTTCTACGAACACCGTGGATTTGAAGGCACATTGTTGGTTTAATAATCCGACAGCTGTTCGCCGGAGATTCCCATATGTAGTGGAGATATGCGCTAAACCTGAATATTCTAAAGAGGGTACCAACATGTTAGATGGTGGTAAAGTACCACCTACGCTCCCTGGGTATTACCCTGATTTGTGGCTCATTCGAGTTTATGAGATTAAGGTGACACCCCAGGATACTGTTGATAAGCAACTCATTTTGGAGACTTCCAATATTTATGAATTTATTCAACATTACACTGTTTGGACAGAGGAACATCGTACCCGACAGATGGGTATGATGGCCTCTATGGACAACGCAACAAAAGTTGAGCTTTGTCCTATCCATAAATTACCCAACAAAGTTTGTTGTCCATCGGCCTTATTAGAGGCTCAAGTTGAGGACGTTGAAACTAGTAATTGGAGTTTGGTCTCAAAATTGTGCCATAATGGCAATAATTCTACCAATTGGGATCTAATCTCCAAATTATGCTTGGGTGGTGCAGCAGCATACGGGACCTATAAATTAGGATCTTTTGCAGCTCGCAATGCTGCTGAAGTGTTATCACAAGATGCATCATTGCTCCATCATCCTGCCCCTTTTACTAGGGCTGTAGCGGGAAAGATGATTCAGAAGGGGGAATGGTACCTTAATAAGAAGAAACATGACTTAAAAATCCTCTGTAAAGAGGGGCTGAAAAAGTTGATGTTATCGGCTTTATATAATATGTATGGCTCCATCAAACCACTTTTAAAAACATTGATGATTGGAGTTGGTGTCATTTCTAGCCTGGGGATAACATGGTATTTTCTTAAACAGGAGTTTCCAGAGTACTTAGGCTTGCGTGAACAAGTCAACATAGATGAAGTCGGCAAAATGCCCACGAAGAAATCCGAGCCTGAGAATGTTTGGAGGAAGGATGATTATCAACCAACTGAATTCTTAGGTAGATTGTCACAATCATGGAGTAGCCTGGGTCTCACGAAATGTGCCAGCATTGTTTCCAAGAATGTGGTGTGGTGCCGAACTAGTCATGGCGGCAACCGGGCTTCAACCTTCCGAGCGTTGTGTCTCGGAGGGCATTTGTATGTTGTTCCCCATCACGTCTTACCATTCGATGAGTATTTTGATCTCCAAATTATTCACGAGAATGCGGCTGAAGGATGTAATGGCAATATTCGTTTCAAAGTTTCACAAGAAAGGATTCTACGAAAACCGGAGCTTGAGCTAGCCTTTTTTGAGGTTCGACACATGCCTGGTCGACGTCATATCCATGAGGTCCTACCTAAACGAGGTTTTCGAGTAGATGGTAAGGGTCGTATGATTATTCGTAATGCAAATGGTTCCATTGAATATGTGGATACTAGACGAACTTATGTTTCAAGCGACGAATATATTGAGCAATTTAATATGACTCTGACTGTCTGCCCATCCTATGTTTCTCGAGACACAGTAGGTGGAGAATGCGGCAGCCCTGTCGTGGTAGAACAACCCAATGCTGTCGTTTTGGCAGGACTACACATTCTAGGTGGACAGCGAAGACAAGCCGTTGCAATTCCCGTGTGTTATGAGGATTATGAGGACGCAGTTGCGCATTTCGATACTCCTATTGTGGAAAATGAGTTGCCCAAATTGGAGAATCAGAATTTTACAACGGTTATTAGCCAGCGTTGCACAGCTCGTTTCATACCGGAAGGAGATCTCAACGTCTTTGGGTCATTCGGAGGTTTTAAGAGACAACCGAAGAGCACAGTTCGCGATACATTGTTCACGGAATATCTATTGGCGGATGGTCACGAACGCAAGTATGGCCCAGCCCCTATGAAGGGGTATATAGGTTTACATCTTGGTCTGAAAGCTATTGTCCAAAAACAACTCGTCTTCAAAGAAGATGTTGTACGCAAATGTGGTGACAGGTTTATTAATGAAGTTATGACACAACTTCCGAAAACATATTTGGAAGAACTTCAACATGTTTTACCGCTCATGGCTGCTGTCAATGGTTTACCAGGTACCAAATTCATAGATTCAATGAACATGGGTACAAGCGCTGGTTATCCGTATAACTCATCAAAGCGGAACTTTGTTGTCAAGTCAGGACCCATAATGGATTGGCAAGATCCGGTTGTTTTAACCCCAGAAATTAGGGAAGAGGTTGCCGAATGTTGGTCTAATATGGTCCAAGGCGTGAGTAGTTCACCTATATTCATGCAACATATCAAGGACGAACCCTTACCCATGCGCAAGGTACGTGCAGGCAAATGCCGCTTATTTATGGGCGGACCTTTTGCCTGGAGTATATGTGTCCGTATGGCGCTATTACCATTTGTACGAGTTATGCAGTTAAATAAATATCTCTTTGAATGCGCACCGGGCACAAATGCCACGTCCATTGAGTGGACACGGATGTATGCTTATCTGACAAAATTCGGTGACAAACGAATGATTGCCGGCGATTTCGCCTCCTTCGATAAGAATATGGGTGCTATGGTAATACTGGAAGCCTTCCGAATTATCCGTAAAATATTAGAGGCGGCAGGAGCTGAAAAGGAAC